TAATCGAAAACAAATCCGATTATGGCAACCTAAAAAGCCGAGTCACGTTTGACCGGTGCATGCTCTACGTATCACTTGCTGTCACATCGGTGACAAAGGTGAATTCCGGGATAGCATACCCGCCCAAATTGCTCCCTGGACCATAAGCCTTTATAAGAAGCTTACTTTACAATACCGCTCGGTAAAGTGGCCCTCCCCACATCCTAACGACACCATACTCCAATATACTTGTATCCCTTTCGGGACCCTAAGAACCTCCTAGGGACTTATTCACCAGAGTAAGGATCCAAAGAGAATTATGATAATCTTTATTAATTATGAGAATCTTTATCGGCCGAAACCTTAGGCAAAATCATAACCGTAGGCAAAATCATAATCCTCCCTTTTTTTTTATTTCATTGTACGATCCTGAGGATTCACGTACCGCTTCATCGAATCGAACCATGCTACTCCGCCCGAGGGGAAGCCGGAGAACTGGTTTTCGTACCAGGCAATATGCATGCTACCGTTGCCTCTGCGTATTTATATGGAGGGCTTCGCAGTACTTCCAATTAAGGAGACCGTATATTCCTACCGGGGATGTCAGTCCATTGTCGTCATCAATCGTATCTAACCACTTCTGCTATGATCCTCCCTAACTAAACGAAAGGGATCGAGGGTTACTAGCGCCTCGTTTTGAGAACCACCGAAGAGCCCCACATTCAAGTGATGATTAGCTACTACGAGTGAATCGTCCGACGAACCTTAGTACGGGTCCGGTACGCCATCCGGGAGCAACGATCCAATGGCATTGAGGTTGCGTCTTAACGTCCCTTTACGAGACTCCGCCACGAGGAGCATGGGATGGTTACCAACGTTCTCCAAGACACCTCATCTCATCCATTTTCATCTCCCTCAACACCTCCAACGTAGCATATCGCACATGCATATCACTCCGATGTCCAACGGGTCATAGGAGACCAGTGTAAACGCCGACACTCTTATAGGTTACCCCAGAGCCCAGCATGATGAAAAATTTTTCTTTTTTTTTTTTTCACCACCCGAGATTCATCCCTGAGGCCTTTCGTCAGGTAATCCTAACTACTCGTATTCGCCTTAAAACACCTTACCATAAAGATACGTTCCTCAAATGGAATAAAACTCTATGGGGGTTATAGACTTGATGGTTACCGTTCCATCTACCCATTTCAGCTGTCCGAGTACACTGACCCACTACCGTTTCGAACTTTAGCTATCGGGCCTCCCCAAAAACGTTCCGGAAAAAATTTTTTTTTTTTTTTTTTTTTCTCTACCCGTTTCTGGTTCGTTAATTTCAAACTAGGTGCCAGACTTTATGCAAGACTAAAGGGTGTCAGAACAAATTAATGTCCACTTTCCCCATCGTCCCTCCCGCCCCATTTCCACTGATACGCCTTTACCAGCAGAGCTGAAACGTCAGTCTGTTCTTCTGCACCATCGCTCTCAAAGGCCACTAAACGTCGCAAGGCCGCGCCTGCACTCGTAACCATCGCACGAGTACAACGAGACGACCCTACTTCGACAGCTAAATCCAAAGGTTCCAGAGAAGAAAAATCCACACTTGTCTTCATTGCGGTATGAAGACGATTTTTCTTAACCAAAATCCTTTGCCTGCGCTCCGTGGAATCACGTTCTGAAAAGAAAGCCTTATCTATTTCAGATGCAATTCGTGCTTGCTCTTTACTTAATAGAGTTTTACACATATCTGTGTTACCTCGTCCTATTAAGCGGACCCCAGTATACTTATAAGCTTTATTAAGCGAAAAGACCTCCCTAGCGTCTAAATCACCGCCATATAAGTTATACACCTTTTCGTAAGGTCCGGCAAACATCACACGGGAAGCAAAATTCGACTCATATTGGAAATCGCGTTCCTTCGAGTTACCTATCTTCAAATCTGTTGACCAATGCCAATCAATAAACAGTTCTACCTGCCTATTTCGATCAGCCTCATCGAGTTGATGCTCAACAAATTCGAACTTGTAGTCTGGAGATACTTCAAAATTATTTAGCTTCGGAACCAAAGGTACACCCGTAGCCTTACGGGAAAACCAATCTAATTCCTTCCTCAAAAGACCTAAGTCTTCCAATTCGCTAGATAAAATCTTCATTCCTAGACCTTCAGGGAATTGACGGCAGAGTGAAACTCGTCCCCTTCTAAGCACCTTACGATGGCGTCGATAGAAAGTTTGAATCGCACCCGATCTATACTGGCCGACCACAGGGCGGACGAAAGAATTAAAATTCTTACCGACCTCGCCTCCCCGACACAATTTGAGTAACCCAAAACGAACAACCGGGAGCTCCACAATACGACTGCGGGATCCAGGCGAAAACCAAAAATAAGTCGAATTCAAACTGAAGAAGCACCGGTGAACAAAAGTCTTTCCAGGTGAAAGTTCCAGTCCCAGTTCACGCACACCGTTAGCCCACCGTTCGTAAACGGCGCGGTCCTTAACGTAAAAGACAATATCGTCCCCGTTTATCCGAAGTAACCTATCAGGCACCTCGTTCGCAGGAACATACCATCTAAACGCACAGTAATTTTGCAGGCAGAGTAACGGAAAGCTTAAGAGCGAACCCATAAGCTGACCTCTCTTATGTTCCCACAATTCACCGTTAGAACCTATTATAGTCGTCCTAAGGCTACGGATCGCAAACTCCCTTATTTGGGTAGGAACATCGATATATTTGAAAGCCTCGTGCAGCAAGACATCAGCCACATCGATCGTTAGATTATCTGTCGCAGAAGTATAATCTCCCGAAACAAATAATC